GCAGACCCAAAGATAATGTCGTTGCCAACAAGAACGAATCCCTCGCTTGGCTGGCTCGATCCAGCGTTAGGTTTCTGAATGACTCCATCGACACTAACAAGTAACTGTTGTGCATCAGATGGTGCATTACTAATTGTAAATCTATAAGCTGTTCCATTTGCTGTTGCACTACCTCCACCTGTACTTGATGAGCTAGATATTGTAGATATAAAGAAATTACCAATCGCAGATGACTCTTCCCAGGCAGAGTTTTGACTAGAGTAAACCATAAGCTTACTGTTAGTTGTGTCATACCATAAGTCACCACCATCTAGAGAAGATGTAGGTGCAGAAGATGACACTCTGTATCTGTTTGAGAATGAGTTAACTGTCGCACTGATAGCTGCAATATCCGCAGCACTAGCAAGTTGTTTGTGCCTGTAGCCCACTGCTTGCAGCTAGACTGGTATTACGTAGTGTTGTTGGAAAACCAGTTATAGTAACTGTGTTACCTGTGCCAGCACCATTAGTTATGGTTGCTACACCAGAACTATTAATAGTAACTGCACTACCACTACTTACTTGAGATATAGATACAACAGTACCAGCACCGTTACTGGGGTCTGGGTTTGTAGCAGGAAAACTTGTTTCGTCAGCAATAGCTACAAAACCACCAAGAGCATTAGTAACTGCAAGTATTTGATCGTTTACAGCTTTTGATGTAGGTATGCGTGTATCACTAGATGTTAAGGTTGTTTCTAGTGTTATACCGTCAAGCTGGTTTAGTTCTGCTGTAGTTGCTGTAAGAGCTGTAGAACTTGCTAGGTTTGACGCAGTTGTTGACTGCATACCAGCTAGAGTTGAAAGCTCAGAATCAGCTATCTTGTCAGTTGTAACAGCGTTACTTGCTATTTTAGCTGCGGTAACTGCATTATTTGCTATCTTAGTTGTACTAACTGCATCAGCTGATAGTTTAGCTTCTGTAACTGCTGTACCAGCTAACTGAGTAGTACCTATTGTTGAGTCTGCTATTTGTGCATTTGTAATTGTACCATTAGCAATTTTAGCTGCGGTAACTGCATTATTTGCAATCTTAGCTGTAGTAATTTGATTATCAGCTATATGTGCTGTATCAATAGACCCATCAACATAGTGTTCTGAGTTAATTTGGTCATCAGCTATCTTAGCTCCAGTTACTGCATCAGCTGCTATCTTAGCCGTTGTAACTGCATTATCATTTAATTTAGCTGTAGTAATTTGGCTATCAGCTATATGAGCTGTATCAATACTACCGTCTACATAATGTTCAGAGTTTATACTGTCATCTGCAATTTTAGCACCTGTTATTGCATCATCTGCTATTTTAGCTGTAGTAATAGTACCAGCAGCCATATTGTTGCCAGTAAGAGCATCGTTTGCTATTTTAGCCTGTGTTATAGCATCGTCAGCTATGTCTGCTGTAGCAATACTACCATCTATAATCTTAGAACTGTTTACAAATGGTTGTGCTACACCATTAATACTAGGTTGTATACCACCAAATATAGATCCTTCTAAATCTAGTGCTTTGTTTCTAGCATCCTGTGCTGTAAAATTAGATTCAGTAGATGAATTGTTTAAATCTGTAGCTCTTATTGTACTACCGCTTGCAAATGTAGTGTATGTACCACTAGCATCTCTTGTTCTACGCTCACAAAATACTACTGCCCCACTAGGTAATGCAGAGTTAAATGTAATTGTATTATTATCGCTGGATAGTGTGTAGTTTATTAAATTTGTACCTGCTGAAACTGCAGGGAAGTATAATCCGTCTGTGTTGTTCACCTGTGGGTGACTAGATTGTGCAGTACTAGCTGTAGCTTGACGTAACTGCAGCACTCTAGTACCACCCGACAATGTGACATAAACATCTAGATCATCTTGGTTATTCAGTTGTATCCCGACAGGACTAAATACAGTTGTAGTTGCATTAGTCGTGGCAGGAAAAGTTTTTTTAGTTGTAACTGCCATTGATAATCAATGTTATTTTGGTATGTTT